TACTAAATTAAATTTGGATAAAATTCATTTAAAGAGAACCGATTTGAATAAGTTTTCTTATCTCGATTTAGATCCGGGGTTTATGACACGAGATTATAGAACACTGTGCACGCCAAGAGATTTAAGCCATTATGTGAACAGAACACCTCCACCAAAATTAATAGAAGAAAGCGATGAAGAGATCCCGAGTATACCAACTACTTGGTGGGATTGGTTGCCCGATGTTGGACGACCTTTTAGAGGTATTACGAGTCGTTTGGCAACAAAGCCTGAGGAAGAGTGTAGTAGTAGTTCAGTTCCTTATAGTAAAACTAGTAAATCTGATCGCACAGATTTAGTATATGTTCGTGATTGTCACAGTGATGAAGAAGATGAAGCTTCATGGAAAGATTGGTTGCCAGATGTTGGTAAAAGATATAGGAAGGTTCGCAGGAAATGGAGTGATAAAGTTGAGATTGATGAGGATGACCGGCCCAATGGGACCAGGTTCGGAAAAGTGGCTCATAATATGGACATATATGGCTCTAGTAATGATCAAAGTCAGCGATTTCAAGAACATAGAAGAAACGTTACAGTTGATGAGGACATTGATTTGCATGCTAGAGATTTGCTTAGAGTTGATTCTGAGGAAGAAGAAGAATTGACCTGGGGAGATAAGTTATCTATGGCTTTTTGGCGCACTAAGTATTTTGTACAAATAATTAAATACACAGTTAAGAGATTTATAAAAAAGTTGTTATTTGACCCTGATCCGTATTGGGTTGATCGCAGGACAGATGTTATTGCTATGACAGTCTTTTTGTTAATTTTAGGAATAGAAATACTAATTATTCACATGGTGAAGTGGGCCAAGAAGAAGTATTGGCCACAAGAACCTGCAGTTGATGCCGCAGAAGTAGTTAAAGTGACCGAAAAGTTCACAGCCCAGAGTTGGCGCGTTGATTTTAAATGGCCAGACAGCAAGGTATCATCTAGCGTAGTTGCAATGCAACGAGCCGTTAAGGAAATTGATTTGATTTATGATGGAGTTAGGATTAAAGGATTTGGTGTAGTTTCAGGTAGGCATGTTTTAGTTCCTTACCATTTTGTCCAGAATAAGCAAGGCGTCATTGTAATATATAAAAACCGTGACATGAACCACATTTGTGTGGATAATGAGAAAGTTGAAACGGAGTGGAGTAGTCCAACTGAGGATTTGGCCATATTAGTTTTGCCCAAATCATTTCCATCTCCTTTTCCAAATATTAGTCATTTCTTTCAAGAGAAGGGGTTGACAGGAGTTAATACTCTCGTTAATTCTTTTGGATACAAACATATTTGCAATGGAGACATTGCTGCCTTAGATCGTACTCATACTTATAGTCACAAATTGGCCAAGTCAAGTTTTATAAATGAGATTGGTCCTAAAGATTTTACTTACGAAGTCCAAGGTTTAGGATTATGTGGGTCATTAGTTGTAAATTGTACAGGTGGTGTGCTAGGAATGCACGTCGCTGGAAGCCCCATGGATGGAACAGGAGTTGCTTTAAAGTGGAGCAGCATGACTAGAAAAGTAATAGAAAATGCTTTAATTTTAGATAAAAATATTTTACCATGGCAAGAGTCCGAAAAAATATTGCCAGGCATGAGCGTCGTTAAGTTAGATCGGAAAATGAATTGCAGCGTGCCTACTTATACAGATTATGGTCCTTCGCCTGTGTATGGGATATATTACCCAACAAGATCACCGGCGAATTTGAGGATTTATGGTCCACATACTGTTAAAGATATTGCGAAAAAATCTTTTTCGCCAGTTAGTTACATTCCTGAAGATGAAGTTAGGTTTGCTACTATGGTTATTGAAAGTATTATTGGCGAATTTGGTGAAATTAGTGAGAGTGAAATAGTTAAAGGAAATAGCGTTTTGGCTCCGCTAAATAAAAAATCGTCTAATGGGTTTTCTTGCGAAAAGGATAAAGAAGTTTATGTGAATTTTGAAGAAGGTTTATTGACAGATAAGTGTAGGAAAGAAATTGAAGAAATAGAGCAGTCAATTTTAGACGACGACCCGAAGTGGGATGCGTTTGTTTGGGTAGAGTCTTTGAAGGATGAAATAAGAAATGATGAGAAAAATGGAGTTCCTCGGAGTTTTAGAATTGGAACTATTCACCAACAAATTTTAATGAAAAAGTATTTTGGAAGTATGGTTGGAGATATTATATCAACTAGAGACTTCCACCAAATTATGGTTGGTATGAATCCTTTTAAAGAGTGGCCAGAAATGCATGAGACCTTGTTGCAATGTTTATTAGCGTTCTCAGGAGATATTAAAACTTGGGATGGTGAGATGAAGAGTCAAGCTCAGCGTGCGGTGTGCGAGATCATAGAGAAGAGAAGTAAAAGTGATAAGAAAATTGTTAGCTTTTTGTTGGAGACCTTGGTACACTCATTAGTCGCAATTCAAGATGATTTTGTTATGACTACGCATTCTTTTCCATCTGGTAGTTTTTTAACCGCAATTTTTAACAGTTTAATAAATAAGTTTTACACAGCAATGTGGTTTTATCGTGAGTGCGTTAAGAATGGAGTCGCTCCATCAGTCAAATTATTTTGGGAAGTCATAGTTGATTACGTTTATGGCGATGACAAATGCAATGGAGTGAGACGTTATCCTGAGTTTTTAAACGCAATAACAATGAGAGATTTTTTCGTTAGTATGGGTATGGATTTTACGACTGCGACGAAACAGAAAATCGTAAACCCAAGTGAAAATATGGAAGACTTACAATTTCTTAAGCGTAATTTTAGATACCACAATAAGTTGGGGAGAGTTGTATGTCCTCTGGAGTTGAGGACATTACAGTCAGGTCTTTCATATGTTAATTCCAGCAAAGATTTAGATGTAGTTATGGATGGTAAGTTGGGGTGTTTTCAGCGTGAGTTGTTTTTGCATCCCGATGGAGATTTGTTATTATATGATTTTCACAACAGAATGAAAGGTTACAATTGGAAATATAAGATTTTACCTGAAAGCTACATGATGTCCATTTACGAAGACGAGAACGTTGAGTTAGATGGATATATGAGTTATTATTTATAAATATTATTTTATTTTATTTTGTACATTATGTAAATATATTAAATTTTATTAGTTATTGAGTTATAATAGTCTTGGTTGGACTAGCTACAGATTGATATTATTTTTAGGATATCTTAAAAAATTTATTCTATAAAACCCGAGACATCGTATGTATGGTTAACGTGTTCGATTCTACTACGTTACCATTAAAACAGAATCACAAATAATGAAAATACAATTACCG